GGACATACAAATTGAAATAAGACTATCCAGCCGATTACTATTATCAGAACGGGCAAAAGAAACAAACTCCATTAACAATTTAACGACTATGAGAGTAAATCTCTTATTTATTTTTGACATAACTGTCTCAGCACCATTAATAATACTAACAACCTTGCCATGAGTATCGACCAAAGACGTAATCATTCTAGTAAAACTACTGAAAATAGAAAAACCGCCCTGGGCCTCTAACAAACACTTTCTCACCTGACAACGGGGTATCTCTCCAATCACTCTAACCTTGTAACTTTTAAACTCAATAACTGCACCTTTTAACTGCGAAAAACGTTCTTTCGAAACTACTTTAAGTTCACCAGTTCTAACATATAAAACTTTAAATTCTTTTAATTCAACACCTTCTACTTCATCAACATTTTTATTTTTATTTTTATTTTGTTTTTTAATATTTTTTTGTGAGTCCTTTTTAACGCCTTGATTAATTTCATTATTTTGACAATTCATTTTTGTTTTGTTTTGAATATATATATGCAGAGTTCCTAAACTAAGTAGCTCCATGCGTACTCTAGGTGTGAACCCCGCAACGTGTAGTTCCAAAGGGAACAAAATACAAAACGAAATTAATATTGTATATATAGGTTATATAAAAATATTTCAATTTATGATAACATGGCCTCGGACGACTATCCCCCGGCGGGACTAACACCGGTCAATAGTTGCACCAAAACATAACAAGAAAGCTAATATAATATCCAGATAAATGACCTAACCATAGGCTCCATGCGCAATGGGTTTATCACTTAAATAAAAAATTATAAAACTTTCTTAAATGCTTTGAGCTGAAAATCTGTTATTATAGACGAGCTAGAGCTATTAAGCGTAAGCTGTCTAATCAACTACCAGATCTACGGAGAAAGGCAACCAACTCCGTGCGCGTAAACGCTCATCGGTACCCTTGTTATCTAATTTACTACCAGGCAAAAAATTGTCCAAGAAAATTCCATAAGACACGATCAAAATATCAGCAGGCGTCAAAAACGCCTCTAAATCT